TAAATTCGCCTAAAAGTTCTTCTTTGGGAATTTTATTTTGTTTTAATTCTAAATTCCATAATGGATCAAGTTTATTTATAATATCATTTGCTTTCTCTATATTTAGTAATGATTTCTTTATTTTATTTTGAACGGTTCTATTTAAACTCATATATATATTATATACAGATATTTATACTTCATTATTTGCTTTTTCTAAAATATGATCATTGTGTTCCTTAATACCTTCTTCCGTAGCGACTTCGCGACTATCAAAATCCGTAGTTTCCGTTACACCTATCAAATTTCCACTATCATCAATTGTTTGCGTTAACTTATTACCAGATTCATTTGCTTTCTTGATATTTTCCTCAATCGCTTTGCGTTTAGTTTCTAATACTCTCTTATCAAACTCATCCTTCGCCTTTGTCTCATTCTTCAATTTCTCGTGATGTAGTTGATTCAATTCATCTTCCATAAATTCCACACGACCAGTCTTATAAGCATCTGGATCCCATGGAATCCACATTCCAACTGGTCCAACATAAATATCATGATTTGGATCAATTTCACGCAACTTTTTACATTTCATCTCCGCCTCTTCTTGTGTCTGAAAAACACCTCTGATTTTTAATCCTCTTACCGAAGTTTGAAATTCATGTACCTTCTGAAAATCCAAATTCAATTTTTCCTCATTTTGTTCAATAAATGTTTTATATTCATCGCCAAATGATGAATCCTTTAGCTGATCCTTTTCTTCTTTCACAAATTCTTGAAAATCTTGTAATACATCATCTACTTTTAAATTATATTTATACGAGAAAAAGTTCAAGAAATCCGAAGTTTTAGTGACAATTTTTGTATATTCCCATTGTTTTACAAACTGTTCAAAATTATATATATCCCGTTGTTTTATTATCTTTTCGGGTGATACAAAGGACATACATGCGAATTTTTGTCCAGATATAGGTGTATCTTCGTCGCATAAATCGATATATTTAGGATTCAATTGTCCATTAATCGTTTTTTTCTCAAAAGAGGACATTATATGTTTTTTTGTAAATATTCTTTTAAATTATTTTTCTTATATTATAATATAAATGACTAGTTTTGATGTCAATGAACTTTTGAAACGTATTTTCAAATATTTAATCGAAGGTATCTTCGTAGCCGTGGCTGCTTATACCATCCCTAAAAAAACTCTTAATATTGAAGAAATTGTAATTATCGGGTTAATGGCCGCTGCCACTTTCTCTGTACTTGATGTATTTGTTCCTTCCATTGCCTCTAGTGCTCGTGGAGGTGCCGGTTTCGGTATTGGTGCCAATCTTGTTGGCTTCCCTCGTATTAATATGCTATAAATATAAAATAAATTCATGTAAAATAAACCCTATTTTATATGAATTTCCAAAAAAATTGATTTGTTTTTTAAACATTAGGCTACATGTATAAATCAACCCAGTTCATAAGCAATTACTATATACACAACGATGAGTCCAGTTATCAACGAATGCTACAATCTCCAGACTTTGGTCGACAGTTTGTCTCGTGACCAAATGTATATTCGACCTGGCACTTCGTGTGCTGTTCCTAGCGAACCACTCATACCTAATGCTAGAAGAAATATTCGTGAATTCTTGACTCACCCTGACATTCAGATCAGACAGTATGCTACTTCCAGTGGCGGAGCAAGGGTTCACAAGTTGTTTCGTGCAGAAGATGGCACGATATACCATGTGTATATCTCATATAATAGAGATGTCAGAGTACACTACTTGACGCGGTACTTACTCAGTTACATCTTCGAAGAAGACGATATGCCTGAGTTTGAAGACCCCGTCTTCTTGACTGAGCCCATAGTCGAAAACCAAAATATTGAGAGTCAGGTAAGTCCCTCAATTGATAACATTAACACAATTAACATGATAGATACTGAAGTCGCAGATATTATTCCGAGACCATTGTCGATTGAGAATTTGCCGCCAAGGTATGAACGCGAGCTTATGTCTTGGTTAACGGATCAACAGAGACTCGAGATTAACCACCTCGAGACTTTGTCGCAAAACTTGTATGCCGAAAAAATGTACATACCTACTGGAATGGTACACGCCCAGATTTCTCATGAATATTTTGAGAATGCGCGGCGAATCATTCGCGAATTCATGGAAAATAGTGAAATCCAGGTCGCGGAATACGGACAGTCGTGCGGTGGCGCAAGAAAGCATAAGCTGTTTCGTGCGTCAAATGGCGATATATTTCAGGTCTATGATGTTGTTGGCAGAGGTTCTAGAATATACTTTCTGACAGACTACTTGGTCGAGTATATTTATACAGACCCCAACTGCGAAATCCCTACCAGTATTGAGATGTTGTGGGAATGGCATTCAGGTAAAGTATAGTTAGATATTGTAGTTAGGTAGTTAGGTAGTTAGATATAAAACTTTTTTCATTTGATAAAAAAATTGATTCTATAATATGGTATAATAAAATTATTATAACACCATGTCCGCACCTGTTAATTTTGATGAACAATTCGCACGAGCTAGAAAAACGATTGAACAAGCCATCGCAAATAAACAAACTATTGTATTATTTGGAGGCGATGCTACCGGAAAATCGCACATTTGTAAAGAACTAAACAACAATTTTTCAGAAAAAGATTATTCATTCTACTTTTATGAAAAAAATACCCATAAAAATTTTGAATATAATACACCTTGTCTTGTTCAAACTCAAGATATTGAGTGTCTCTCGCATATTCATAGATATGTAAACCCAGATGAATTGGGAGTAGTATTTGTAAATATGAATTATCATTCGCACCCGTCATTCCAAAGAAATACATAATACAAGTGGCGTAGCCCCTTGTACGAACCCCATATTAAGGCATAATTCTATATTAGGGGGTTCATATTAGCCCCTTGTTACCAATTCGCCTTCTTAACATTTATATTCGCACCCTTATTTTTTTTCTTATGATTATTCGGATCATATTCATCATCTTCATCATCAGAACCAATATTTTTACTAACTTCCCAAAATTCTTTTGAACCCAATTTGAAATTCGGATGATTTTCCGCTTTATACCAAAATATTTGGTCAGTTATTTTATTCGATTTGGCATTATTATTTATTACTAAACATTCATAATTTTCAGTAGTATTGTCCATTACCGCACAAAAACTCTCCAATGTAGGAAACATAGACGCATAATTCTCCCAAATACGCTTTCGATTTGTCAAATATGGCTCACGTAAAAGGAATACATAATCAATGTTTGTACGCAAATTAGGAGGTATACCCAGTGGATACTGCATGGTTATTATTAACATTATCTTCCAATGACGCCCATTCATAAAGAGTAATCTCATCATTTTATCTTTAGTCCAACTCTGATCATATAAACAATCATCCATAATTACAAAGGCTCTAGGATCAATTGATGTTCTTTTATAAGTCTCCAATTCTTTTTTCACTTGTTTTAATACTGTTTTCTGACGTCGCAATATATTTTCAATTAATACTGTATTATATTCATCATGAATAAATAATTTAGGAACATGTTCTTTGTAAAAACCATTACCTGCCTCTGTTCCGGATATAACTGTTCCGATTGGAATATCTTGATGATAAAATAATAAATCTCTTACTAAAAACGATTTACCCGTGTCACGACGTCCTATTAAAACAATAACTGGTCCTTTGTTTTCATTCGGTTTAAAAGTTATATCGCGCATATTAAACTTCTTTAGCTCTAAAGTCATTTATTATAAAAAAACATTTTTTCATTTTATAATTAACGAGAATAAAAACGTTTATTTCTAGTAATTTTTTTGTTGAAAATCATTATACATTATACCAATGTCCGATCTCAATAATATGAAAATCGATTATTCAATTATACATGATATTAAGATAAATAAAATGAAGGAACAATTCATTCTTAGCGAAGACGATTTGAAATATGATTATACACCCTTCGATAACAAAGAAATACAAAAATTCAATCCAATTTATAACATTTTCTTTAATATGAATGAATCAAATTATGATAAAATTGGATTTAATCACAAATACCAAATCATAGATTTAGAAAATGTATATGACCACAACGAAAAAAATATTTCACCTAAATCAACATTTATAAAATTCTCTCCATTACTAGATCCTGTCAAATATCTCATTGGAAAATACGATTTAAATGATGAAAAATTATTATCCTTGCCAAATTTGTATTCTACAGACAAAGAATCTAAATTAAATGACCCCAATAATTCTTCATATGTTGATTGTTTTTTCAGTTTTTTGAGTAGTAAACTCTTAAATGAACATAATGTATCCACATGTGTTGATTTTTACGGTTCTTTTCTTACTGTTCAACGAAAATTTAAATTCAATATTGCTGATGACTTTGAATATTTAAGCGATTCCAAGTTTTTCATGGAAAATATGAATAAAATGTATGATTTCTCAAAATATGATGTAATTCAATCATTATTAAAAAATAATTCCCGAAAAAATAAAGATCGTTTGTGTATTTCCGATGATATTGTTGAAATTGATGTAGAGGAATTAGATATTCAAGATATTACTACGAATTCTGTTAATAATGAACTAGAAGAAATATATAATAACGATAAATCCAAATGTGATTCGGATAGTGACAGTGAAGAAAGTGATGATGATTCCAAAAATCCTTTCGATGATTCCGATGGAAGTAATAGTAATTCAGAAGACGATGATGACTCTGATAGCGATGGCGATATTAGTATTTCAAGTGAAATCAGTAATAATATGTTCGCATATATCAATAATTTCCCAACTCAAATGATTTGTCTTGAAAAATGCGATGATACATTGGATTCTTTGTTCGAATCAGAAGTGTTAAACGATGATACTTCGTCTGCTGCATTATTACAAGTAATAATGACAATGCTGATTTTACAAAAAGCTTTTCATTTTACACATAATGATTTACATACTAATAATATTGTTTACAAAG